TAATAACGTCAACTTCTCTTTTACCAGCCCTACTTTGGAGAGTGTTCCTAGATGGCAGATAGTAACAGAAGGATCTCCATTTTCTCTACAAGAGACAATAATTTCTCCAGGGTTAGATACGATAACAACTATAAATCGCACTATAAATACAACAACAACCGTAACCGTAGAAGCTACCTTTGGGCAATAGCTCTAATCCTTTGTCCTGCAAGGGTTTTAGCTAATACAACAGTTGCAAGTCCTAGCTCTAACGCACAAGGCACAGTAAATAATAATGCAACTATGATTGCACCTCAATCAACACCTCAATTTCGTATGTCACAAGGCATTGTTTGTAGTTCTCCAAGTCTTACAATTACTCCTTATGTAACAGATGCATGGTCATTTAATCGACCCATAGAATACGTTACCAGACAGAATATTTATGACGAAGATACTGGTGAAGTCAAGTATGTGCAAGAAACACCGAGATTTGAAAAAGATAACTATAACTTGAACTATGGGATATCAGCACAAATCAGTATTCCGTTAGGTAAAGCTCCTGACTTATGTTTAAAAGCAACAGAAGTAAATATAAAAAATCAAGAATTACTATACCAAAAACAGAAACTTGAAATAGCACTCTTTAGACTTCGAGTATGTGGGGAGCAGGCGAACTTAGGTGTAACCTTCACTGGAAAATACGCAGAGATTTGTGAAGGGATAAAAGTAACAGTACCACCAAATCAAGTTATACC